GTGTAGATGGAGTTATTGTTGTAGTTGGGTAGGGAATTGGGTTTACTTGTTGACTATTCCACAAATTTAAAGGACTTAAATAGTAGAATGTTAAAGTACCAAAACTTGATTGATAATCTTTATTAGCTAAACTTATAACTAATACTGTTTCATTTGTAAGTGGATAGTTTTTAATATTAGGGTAAAGTGGGAGAACATCTAATAGTATATCTTCTCCACTTAATTTAATATCATCTAATATTTGTACTACAGCTGTACCATTACCGGAATCTCCAGTTTGATTGATTGATAGAATTCTACCTGAGAGTATTTTACCCTGTAGACTTCTTAAATCATCTTGATGAGAAGAATTAAGGATTTTTCCTAAGTCTCTGTTTAGAGCTTGTCCGGATTTTAATGGCATAGCTTTTTATTTTTTATTAAGCTTTTCCATCTCATCAAGCAACTGCTGCTTTTCCTCATCACTAATACCTAAACCACCATCTTCTGATGTTGAGTTTAAGGCACGTTGTACTAACGTAGCCATTTTAATTAAGGCATCATCGTTTTTAACACCGATCTCCATATACTCTTTAATTAAAGGTACAATAAGGGTAGCGTCACCTATGTCGGTAACCATCGGTTTTAACTCGGAAATAAGTGCGGTAACTTGTGCTTCGCGTCGTTTTTGGTTATTGTAAATTTCCTCGAGTATATCGCTGAATTTTTTCTTACCAAATACTACTTTGTCGAATTGTTGGCTCATATTTATACGTTTTGTTTGGTTATAAATATAAACTATTCAAATTCTACATACCCATTGTCAAGGAAAAATATATAGTTATCTTTGAATATATCATATAGCTGATTAGCTATTTTGGTGATTTTAGGAGTTTTAACATCTACCATTTCACGAATATAGATATAAAGTGCCTTTTTATTGAAAATATCTATATCTTCTCTTTTACGAAATAATTCTAAAATAGCATCAGCTACTTCAGCATCATGTTTTTTAGGGAATAAAGTATAAATATTTTTAGTACAATATTCTGTAAATAAATCTAAATACTGATTTAATGGTGGGTTTTCTGGATCTGGATCATCTAAGCTATACGAGTATGTATCGTCTTTAAATAATTCATCTACAGGGGCTTTGTCTACTCTCTTTTTATAATTCTTTTGATTTTGGAGAATTAAATAACGCTTAGCGATAGTTCCAAAATAAGAATATGCTTTAGCACCTCTAGAAGGATCGAATAAATGAATTTTACTTAAAAGGAATGTAATTACTTCGTGTTGTAAGTGCTCAATTTCATCTACCTCTGTATAGTAAAATTTAAAGGTATGAATGATATTCTCGGTTAGCTTAAAAAAAGCATAGTGAATTTCTCGTTCATAAATTTTAGAACGGGCTGAAGAACTAGGTTCATTGTTATATCTAACAATTGCATCCTCTGTATCTTGTGTAAAATAATTCTTCTTTGATTTTTTAGGCATCTATAGGGTTAGAGTTTCTTTAGTATGAACTCATTTAAAATATCTTGTAACCCTTTGATTTGTTGAAAGAAAAAGCCCACTTCATCGTCGCTGCTGAAAGTACCTCGTGCATCAACCGCTTTTAATTTCTCATCCGAAACCTCTATTACTCGAGAAAGTTTATCTAAATAATCTAAATATCCGGATAAAATGTCTTCTTGTTTTTCAATTTTGCGAAGAAGATTGTAAGTCGTGTATCCTAGGACCATGACCACAATCGATAATATAATAATAGCTATAATCATAGATTATCTAATAAATTCTTTAATCCTTCACTTTGAATTGACCCTAGAGCTTTTTGTTGCTTATTATTAGCACTCTTAGGTTTATCTAATGTAAAATTCTTTTTTTCGGGAGTCACGTTACCTTGCAATTTAGGCAACCATTCACGTTCAAACTCAATTCTAGCAGCCATTAAATCCGCCTGGTGGAGGATATATGGGAGGGAAGTACGTGGTTTCTGTTCGGGCATATAATTAAGAAGATATTTCTCATTTGCCTTATCATACAAACCATCGTGAGTCTGGATAGCTATCATCTCATTAAATGTATACTGAATACCATGAGATTGGAGCATAAATAAACCTCGGTCTGGGACTGAAGCGAATGGAACCTGGGTATTGAATTTGTAATCCTCACCTAATTTTTCCTTTCTCCATTTATCATCCTGGGGGATATATGATTCTTGAGTTTCGTCTCCCATCTTACCCAGGTCATGGTTGATTGCAGAAAATACAAGTTCTTCCATAGTGAAGGTAGTCATATCCGCTCCTTCTTCTTCCCATAATTTAGCTTGGTTAAGAGCACAACGTACAACACGGTTTACGTGTTCAACATATCCTCCCGGGAAAGCATTATGGTATTCTTTTTTATGAGCCGCGGGCATTAACATAATACGTTCTTGATACTTATTATAGAAGTCAAGAAGTGATTGTTTGCGATTTCCCGTGATGTGGGTTTCGATGTTGGAGATAAAAATACCCCAATTTTCTTGGATTTGCTCTGCTGTTAAATTCATAACTTTTATTTAATATTAACGTCCGTAAACTTCTCCTTCTCGTTGGATCATAGTTTGAAGATCACCTAACTCATTTTCGATAGCATCAACGACATCATTAATGTCTTTGGTTGTAACTCCTTGACGTGTAATCATAACACGGATAGTTTTGAGTTTCCCGGCGATGCGTTCAATTCTCTTTTGGGCTAATTCTTTATTTCTCATAATAACTTTATTAATGTTTGGGCGACGTCTCGTGACGTCTCGTACCCTTTCTCTCTCTCTCTCTTTCTCTCTTCTCCTGTACCCTAAATATACGTTAGGAAGATTATTTCGCCAAGTTATTCTTTAAAAGATCATAAACACTTTTTATGTGTGCACATTTTTCATAGTGTTCTCTTTCTTCCCAAAAAGAAAGTGCGAGTTCACATGCGGTTTTTGTATAATCATCTGAAAATAGTCGAGCAGCATCTTTCCCCTGAGTAGAGGTAGGGTCAAAATCTTTTAAATATGTCCAAGCTCGAGTATGAGTTACAAACTCACCTGCACTATCTTCCATATCTATTGTTTCTGCTATTTCGGGCATCATTTTAAGGAACTTATCCATTCGTTCCTCCATGTCCTTTTGATTCCAAATAATCTTTTTGAACATGCCTAATTTAAATGCTTGTGTTTTTTGAAGATCAAGCAATACTGCCTTTTCTTGTAAAGGAGCATCATCTTCAAAAGCATTAAATATATTATTTAAATTCATGGGAATTCATCCAAATCAGTTTCAACCTTAACTCTACCACTTTTATAAACGGTCATTCTAGTAGGGTACCAATCATCAAAATAACTAAATACAATCTTATTTTTTGTAATTTCACACAATTCACAGTCCAGTTCTCCCAACCATTCTTGAACATCATCTTTAGTAAAGACTCCTTCCACATAATATAGGTGAACTATTTGAGTATAATCTTTAATTTCCTCCTGTGTTTTCACGTGTATAAATATATTCAATTTTTAGGTCGATGCCTGCTGTGGTTGTTGTGTAGTAATGCATTATATCGCGTTATTTATGGAAATACATTGGGGTTCTTCAACGTAGTTAATTAATAATTTTTACCTTGTGTACGAAAAAGATCAAAATCTTTATACACTTTGGTTTCTAGTTTATCGACTCGAGAGTCGGTGTGTCGAACAACTCGTTCTTCGACAAGGTTAATATGATCAGCTAAATCATTTCGAGAGCGTTCTAGCTCATAATGTAACTCTCTAACGTTAGCATCTAGCTCTCGTTGAGTGTTTTCCGCTTGTTTGCGGGTGATGTTCAAAGTCTTTAAGACCAAAAACGTACCTACAACGATCAAAAGATCAATCACTGCAAGCACACCTAAAGTAAAAGATAGTGTTTCCATAGTTTTAAATAGTATTATGTCAAAGAACCCCTTTGTATTTTGGTAGAATGTAAATAAAGAAGAGGAGTAATCCAAGGGATTCTCCTCTCCTGCCACTGTAGCTCCACTTTGTTTTTGAATGGAACAAAGAAACCAGATGCATCTGACTGCGTGGAGCGAAAGACCGGGTTCGAACCGGCGACCCTGACCTTGGCAAGGTCATGCTCTACCAACTGAGCTACTTTCGCATTTTTGGTTTTTCAACCTTGAGCCTCAAGCCGGACTCGAACCAGCGACCTACTGATTACAAATCAGTGGCTCTACCAACTGAGCTATTGAGGCTTATAGGGGAGGTTATCAATGAGATGCTGTCCGGTAAGCATACTCCCCACTCACTATCTTTTCCCGAA